CCTGGCAGTGTAGGCCCCCGTCGTCGTCAATGGCCCCCAACCCCCCGGCGGCGGGGGCCGCCCCCAGCTAACAATAAGGAGTTGCTCCATGCCTATCTCCCCACAGGAGGCGCGGCGTCGTGCCAAAGAGCAGGGCGTAACCAAAGCGCCGGTGCAGACCTACATCGTTGTTGACGAGCACTTCCGCCCCAACGCGCACGGGCTCGGCGGTGTGAAGCCGTTCATGAAGAATGGCAAGCACTGTTTGGTGCTGACCGAGCAACAAGCTCGATACTGGCTTGATGCTGGCGCGATCGTGCCCGAGCAAGTGCCCGAGCAGCCGGCATAATAAATGCCCGACATCACCGTTCTCGACGACATTTACTCGCAGAACCAGTTCTTCAACGAAGTCAATGCAGTCTGGCCCGATCTTTGGAAGCAGCGAGCGTTCGTCTCGCCTCCGCGCAACGGCATGGACCGCAGAACTGGGAAACTGCTGCAGGGCTGGGATCATGTGCAGCAGTCTATGGAAATTATTTTCGAGACGTCATTTCACGAACGCGTGCTGCGCCGCTGGGTCGGCAGCTTCGTGCCGCGGCTGCTGGGTGAGGAAATCATCTATCGCATCATCACGCGGTTCTGGTGGGCGATTGCCGAGGCGCTGGATTTGTGGGAGCCGAACTATCGCATCAAGCATGTCTACTTCATGAATAATGCGCAGGCCAGGACGTCGTCGACGTCAGCGGCGCCGACCTTGTCGGACGCCGACTTGATCCGCCAGGGCCAAGTGATCTTCCGCAACGAAGGCGTCTATCGGCCGCGCGCTCACCTTGGCGATTTCTCGCCTGAACAACTGCGCTACTTCGGCGCCATCAGCCAAGGCGGCGGGATCTGGGATATCGTCCCGGTCGGAAATAATGGTTGAAAACCTCGTTACCACAACACCGAGTCGGTTCTCGGTTATCCGGCCCGAGTTGTTGCCGACCATGCTGGTGTTGGAGTCGATCGGCACCGAGGATATTCTCGCCCGGCGCATGCAGCAGTTGCTGATCATTTGGAACAGTCACGATCCTCCCAATGCTGCGCAGTACGATGTTGGTGGACTTGAATTCGATCCGATCAAGATCAATCAGGAACTGAACACTTACTTTGAACTGATGGTGCGCGATCGGGTCAACCAGGCCTGCCGCGCCGTCACCTTGGCCTTTGCTGTCGGCAGCGATCTCGAGGCCATTGCCAGCCGTTATCCCTACGGTGTGCCGCGCATTCAGTATGATGCCAACGGCAACCCGCTGACGCCGGATCAGATTGCTGCGGGGGGAATCGCGGTCACCAGCGAGACTGACGCGGTCTATCGCGAACGGGTCTGGCTCAGTCCGAGCATGCTGTCCCTGACCGGACCAGGGCAGGGCACTTATGAGAGCTACAAGTTCTGGGCGTTGAGCGCGCCGCAGAACGCCGGTCAGTCTCTGTTGCGCGATGCGAGTTGCTTCACCAAAGCCGGAACCGGCAACGTCTATATTCCGATAATGGCGGATGCGTTCAATCCGGTGAGCACGCTCGATCCCGTAACCCAGAATGTTTACACGACGATTTTCAACAACAATCCAATCCCAAGCAAAGATCAGATCTCGGCAGTCTATCAATACATCACCGCCGCGGATGTGGCGCGCAAGGGATTGACCGATGTGGTCAACGTGCTGGCACCGAAGATGATCAGCACCAGCATCAACGCCAGGGTGTGGTTGTTCCCAGGAGTCAACAAGGCCGGCACCATGCTGGCGACGATGCAGAGCGTCAATCAATTGGTTGCCTCGATCCGCTGGCTTGGCGCCGACCTGACCATGATGAGTTTGGAAGGTGCCTTTGCCCAGAACACCGGGGTCTACAACGTTCAGATTACATCGCCGACTGGTGACATTACGGTCGATAGTAGCGGCTGTGTGAACGTGGTGTCGTCGACCCTGACCTATATGGGTGTTGCAGAATGAATGATTGCAAGCAATATTGCGTCGCCCTGATCACGGTTCAGTTTATCAAACAACGGCGCCGTTGGCGGCATTTGGCCGAGTAAGCCGTGGCTATTATCACCGTCACCAACGCCGCGGTTTTAGCCGGTGCGGGAACTGTTGGTCTCGGCGGCACTGCATTCATCACCAGCGGGCTGCAGGCTTGGTACAAGTTTGAAGATACAACAACAACTGATGGCTCAGGTCACGGCAATACCGGCACGTTGACGGGATCGCCGCTGCCGACCTTGGGCGCGGGCAAGGTTGGTCAGGGACTGGTGCTCACCGGGGGCACCGGCGCTGTCCAAGTGCCGTCGGCCGCGGTGTCAGTGCCCACGTCGACCTCTTCGTTCTCCGTCATGGCCTGGGTGAAAACCACCGGCGGTGACGGCAGCCCTATCTGGGGCGGCCGTAGATCGGGCGGCAGCGGCATTCTTGATCTGCTCATCGGTTATAACGGTGCCGACAACGCCGGCACTGGCACCGCCTCGATCATCATGCAGGGCGATGACGGGCTCGGCCAGGCCCACATCAACGGGACCGTCGCCGTCAACGATGGTGCGTTTCATCACGTCGCGGCCGTGTTCGACGGCGGCGGCGGCCAAACTCTGAAACTGTACGTTGATGGAGCGCAGACTGGTTCGACTACCACCGCGCCCATCACCGCCGCCATTACCTTCGACACCACTGGCGCCACTGTTGGTCGCGAGAATGCGCAGGGTTGGAGCTTAACCGGCACCATCGACGACTTTCGTTTTTACAATCGCGCATTGTTGGCCACCGAGATTAGCACCATCGCCAGCCTCGGGGAGTCGGCGACGACCGGCACGCCACTGGTCTTGCGGGCCGCAGCCAGGGCTCCGCTGTCTGGTGCCGGAAACATCAGCAGCACACGCCTCATAGGCACATTCAGGCTGAGCGCGCCGTTGTCCGGCGCCGGCCAAGTCAGCACGCTTCTGAGGCGCACATATCCGCTGCAGCTCCCCATGCTGGGTGCCGGCGGTTTGGTTGCGGCGGTCGGACCGCCATCGCGGCCAGGCCAGTTGATTCCGATCAGCGCCGTATTCAGCGAAGGCCTCATCGATCCCGATACGGGTTTGCCCTACGGCACCTGGCACGGGCGCGGCCGGATCAACGCGACCTTCGGGCGGCTGATGGGGATCTTCGCGCAATTCGCCGGCGAAGGCGGTTGTGCGGTCACCACGACATGGTTGCAGGCCGACTACATCTGGCCCGGTATTGTCGAGGATGCCGGTGAGCAGTTGCTGTACCGGCAGGCGGCGGGGCTGGAGAAGTCACTCGCCACCGTTGATGCCTATCGGCTGACCCAGACCTACGCTGAACTGATCAGGGATCAGTGGGACCCGTACCGGATCAGCTCAACCAATCTTCCCTATTTGGCTTGGGCGATGGGGGTCAACCTCTGGGAAGATACCTGGAGCGAGGAATTCAAACGTTACTGGGTCGCCAACCAGTGGACGATGAAATATGAGCGCGGCAGCGCCAAGGGGCTGAACGACTTCGTCAACACGGTCAACGCATCTCCGGGGATGAATGCGCAGATCGTCAACTTGATAGTGCCGCCCGCCTGCTTCTATCCGGGAAAGGCGTTAACCGATGCCGAGCGCGCCGCTTATGTGGCGCGGTTTCCGCAATTGCGCCTCTACCCATACGCGCCGCGACCGCAGTTGCCCTATCTCGGTTATCTCGGCGGCTTCTCGCTGACCAAGGGTGGGCAAAAGATATTCGTCAAGAACGGCCATTTCCTCGGTCCGCTGCTGAAGTACTACCCGACCAACTACAACGCAGGCGGTGATTATCTGCGTTCGGCCACGCTGTACGAACCAAGGACCGGCGTCGAGACGCAGTTGACCGTGCGCACCATCACGGCCGCGCCGCAGCCGGGGCAGAAGGAAATCACTTACGACGAGATATCGTTGTCCTCCATTCCCGGTAATCTGTTCTATCCGGGAAACAACAACAAACAGTATCTGCTGTCGAAACACCCGACCACGCAGAAGCTCAAGCACGCCGTCGTGCTGGGGCGGCTACCATATACGCCAGATCGTATCGTGCGGGTGCCGCGCGACGGGACGCTTGATCGCACGCAGTACCAGGCACTGTTCACCACCATTGGTACTGGCCTTGATCCCATCAATGTGCGGCCGGAACAGGTCTATCAGATACATCCAACGCGGCAGTTGGAATGGTACTGCGGGATGCCGCTGCGTCGTACCTATCTGACCAAGTCGAATGCTTGGCAGTTCCTTTACGAGCGCTGGTATCTGTTCGATCCGACACGGCTACCGGACAACCGCAAGGCCTCTACCTATATGGGGCGCGCGCGGTTTGGCATTCACAAATATACGGCCGAAGCGGACATTCTGGCGTGGTTCACTTGGCCGAAGTTCTACGCGCGCGCCGGCGGCTACTACGGCAGGGGGCGGTTTTTCCCGCCCAAAAACACCAAGCTGATTGATCAAATCCGCCGCGCGGTAACCGCTTCAATGGCGGCGCGCGACACCGTGCTGATCGACACAGGCATCAAGCGCCAAATCCAAATCCGCGATCTGACGGTGCTCGATGGGAGATTTGCAATTGGCCAATACGTCACCGACAGAACCGCCTGAGGAGTTTTATGTCGGTTGAAACAGAGCGAGTAGCTAAGCGTCGTGTGCAATGGCAGCGTTACTACGCTGACAACAAAGCTAGGCTTCTTGCTAATGGAAGAGAATATAGGCGAGAGCACTCAGCAAAGCGAAAACTATTGAACAAAAAAAGATATTCAACATCAGAAAAAACGACAGCCGCTGTCACTGCCTACAAAACGTGGGCTGTATGTAATCCTGAGCGATATGCTGAACTGCAACGTTCCGCGCGAGTAAGGCATCGATTAAGGAAGTATGGGATTACGTTGGACGAGTTCAATGCCTTGCTTGTTCAGCAGAATGGATGCTGTGCAATTTGCGGAAGCAAAAACAGCGGCGTGAAGTTAAATGGGCGAGATGGCCCAAAGCGCTGCTCGAAAAACGGCTGGCCTTCCGTGTCAAAAAAGGAAGGTCATCGTCCGTGGCACATCGATCATGATCATCAAACTGGCAGAGTGCGCGGCCTTCTATGCCATAGCTGTAATTTAGCCTTGGGGTACGTGAAGGACGACGTTTCTTTGTTGCGAAGGATGGTCTCCTATCTCGAAAGGATGAAATAAGATGGCTGAGAAGGAGGTCCTGTTTGAGGACAACATGGAAACCCAGGCGCAGGATTTTATCAACCTGCAAGACTGGATCGGCAAGTCGATTGACGACATCGTTGTTGACGGGATCGACGCGGGCAATGCTTACACCGGGCTGGGCATCAGTAAGGCTGCCGCAACGCAAGTGACCATCTCGCCTGGGCGCCTGTACTGGGGCGGCCCCGTCTACATTATGGAAGACCCGGTCACGATCGATTTCCAAACCGTCGCCGGCGCAATGCCGGTGACGCAACAGCGGCAGATCGCCATTGTGGCTTGGGGCGCTACCATCACCACCGACGTACAGCCGCGCAATTTCGTCGTCGATGCGGATACCGGACAGGCGCAGCCTGAAAGCGTGGCGATGACTTCGATTCGGACCTGCAATGTTGGTCCGATTCCTGGTGTTGAGTCGCCTAGCCCGAACTTTCCGGCGGTGCCCGCCACCAACTTGCTGATCGGCTATGTGCTGCTCAATCCGTCTGGTGTGGTATCGATCCAGCAATCGACCACTACCCAACTGACCAACGTGACCACCCTGGCGAACGCGGTCGGTGGATTGATATCGTGGCAATCCGTCGTCAATGGGCAGATCGCCACGCTGCAGACTAGCTTGGCGGCCTTGGCGGCGCAGCTGGCGAACTATGTCACTTTGGACATGTTCAGCAAGCTGTCCGACCTGGTCAATCAGATCTGGCAGATCGTCAATCGTCCGGCGACCTACGCGCTCGACACCATCGACAACTTCTTTGATACCAGTCAATCGGCAGTCGGCACCAACGTGGACGGCGCCTATAGCGCGCTGGTTGCCGAGGGCTTGCGGTTTCCATCTAGCGGCAATGTCACGCTTAATCCTGGACTGGTCTTGCCGGGGGGTACCGATCCGACGATACAAGCCTGGGATACGTTCATTCTGCCGAAGCCGTCCGGCATGCGCGTGCGCATGGACTGCTCGTTCCCCACCCTCGACTGGGCGACAGAGCGCATCCAGGCGCATAATCGCTGGGTCTTCAATCCGCGCAAACTTGGGTGGGCGCGCGAGCGTTTCCGCTGTGGGGTGCCGTACCTGCCGGCCCCCAGCATGCAGGCGTTCACCTGGACTGGATTGCTCGACCCGATCTTCTCCAACCTCCGATTCGATGCCGGCGATACTTGGCCCGGCGTTCCCTGCAGCACCGCAGTCAAATACCCCTCTGATGATTGGGATTTCCCTCGCTTTTCCAATCTGCGCCAACTCTATTACTGGAACGACTTCGTCGACGTGTTCTACTGGAGCAAGGTCCACAGCAATCTCAGTTACAGCCACAATAGTTACGGCCAGTCATTCCTCAACAGTCAGGACGGCTGGCTGGGCGGCATCACCGTGTTCTCGATGGTGCCGAACTACTTTCAGCCGCTGTCGTTGTTGATCATGCGCTGCGATGACCAAGGGGTGCCGGATCATCAGCAGACCATCGCCCAACTCGATCTAGACGCCAACTCGATCCAGCCTTGCTATCAAAGCCCGGTGCTGGCCGGTGACATCCGTACCGGCAATATTACTGGGCTACTTGTTGGTGGCAACATCGTTTTTGAGACTGGTCCTGATGGCTTTTGGACGGACTACCCGGTCTATGCCTATCCCGTGCGCTTGACGTTTAGCCCGGTCTTCCTTGAGGCGGGCAAGCGCTACATGTTCCAACTGTTGTCAAACTTCGATCATCAATTTGCCATCTCGGTTGATCGTTCCTGCTACGCGGTGCATCAGGGCGATTTTTGGGAGTACGACGGCTCTTATTGGTTCCGCGTCATGACCGGCGGCCCTCGCTCGATAAAATTCATGCTGCACTATCTGGTGTGGTCGCAATGGGGGCAGCAGCCGGCGCCGTCCGGGCAGCTGCGCTACGATGTGGAATTGCAGCCGCTGTCGCTGGGCGGCGGCATTGCCTCCGTGGACGTGCTCGCCGAGCACATCATTCCTCCGGCTACCGACCTCAGTTATGCGGTAATGGTCAACAACAATTGGATCCCATTTGCGGGCGATCCGGACAACCCGAAGCCGTTGGGCTCGGCCAATAACCTGCTGCGGTTCAAGGTGATCTTCACCGGCACTACTGATCTGATGCCCGGAGTGTCGCTGACCAATAGCCAGGTCAAGCTGATTGGCCCATCGGTCAATGGCTTCTATCACATCTCGACCAACATCCCGCGCGGCGGGTCCACCGGCACTGGCGTGAAGGTGATGGCCAACGTCACCAGCTTTACCGCGCACCACACGCTGACCGCGGCCATTCATTACGGTGCCACCCATATGACGCCGAACGGTGCGCAGCCGACCACGCAAGTGTTGCTAGCAGACGGGGTGACCACGCAGTTCACCTGGAACTTCAGCCAGACCGGCATCAATGCCTATCAGATAGAATTGACCGGCGGCACCGATGGCACCGGCGACAACTTTGTGGTCAGCCAGCGCTCGGCATTCTCGGTATAAACGGAGACTCCTATGCCGCAACAGATCACCTACTATCACGTTCGGGTTGGTAGCGGCGTGTTTGTCGGCCCCGACCTGTTTTATCCCAACGTCGATTATTGGGTGCTGCCAGACTTCTATGACAACAGCCAGACCGTCGATGGCCGCGCCTTCAAGGATGTGTGTGTCTCGGCGGTGCAAGAGACGCAGACGTTCGGTGGCTAGCCGATGGGCCAGATTATCGACCCCAACTCGCTGCTGCTCAAGACTGACCAGCAGCCCGCCAACGTCGCTTTCTTCAATAACCTGATCAACCAGTTCTGCTTCGCCATCAACGGCGTCGGCGTGCGCATGGACGGCTACGATGTCGCTGAGCAGAACTTGGTCAATCTCGGACTGGCCAACATCAACTCGACACTGGGGCCGTTCCTGACCACGCTGCAGCAGGCGGCGCAGTTGGGGTTCCTGGTTGCGCAGGCGGACGGTACCACGGCGTCTTTAACGGTGGGGCAGCCGTTCGAGTTGGTGCTCACCAGCAATGGCGCGTCACTGTTCACCCCGACCATATGGCTGATGGCCATGGACGTCAGCGACAACACCAACTGGGGCGTACTGGAGTTGGTGAGTTGGGTGCAGGAAGACTTGAACCTCTCCACCACCTGCATCTATGCCAGCAAGACCAAGGCGTCAGTCTCGTGGCAGGTGTGCTGCGGCAGCGGCGTGCTCAACGCCATGGTCAATGATCTCAACGCTGCCAATACGGCTGCCGCCAATGCGCAGACTGCTGCCAGCAGCGCGCAGACCAACGCCAATTATGTGCAGAGCGTTGCCAACACAATATCGACGTCTGGCAACGTCATCTCGGTGGCCGGCAAAGCAGGTACGGTGACATTGGTCGAAGGCGACATCGCCAACCTGACCTCCGACTTGGGGGCGCGCCCGACTACGAGCTACGTCAACAGCGCGATCGCGGGGCTGCAGACGCATAGCGCCAATCTCGATCAGCTGGCGACGATGGCCCTCACCGCATTCGGCATCGCGTTGTTCAGCGCTGCCAATGCCGCTGCCGCCATGACGACCTTGGGCGCGGCAGGACTGTCCAGCCCGACCTTCGTCGGTGCCCCGACAGCCCCAACACCTTCGCCTGGGGACAACAGCACTAGATTGGCGACCACGGCATTTGATGCCGCTGCCATCGCCGCGGCGTTGACCGCCTACACCCCCACCTCTGGATTGCCGGCGGCGATCCAGGGTACGACCATCAACTCCAACCAGATCGCCGCGGTATTCGATGATCAGACCGGTACGACCTACACGTTCGTCGCGGCAGACAGCGGCAAGCAGGTCACCCTGACCAACGCGGCGGCGGTCGCCGCGACCTTGCCAAACAATCTGCCGAAGGGCTGGAACTGCCTGGTGTGGCAGGGCGGCGCCGGGCAGGTGACGTTCTCCCCAGCCAGCGGCGCGACCCTGCGCAACCGCCAGGGCCAGACACACACCGCTGGCCAGTACGCCATGGTCAGCTTGATGGTGATGAGCAACAGCAATGGCACCAGCGCGGTCTACGCGCTGGGCGGGGACTGCATCTGATGCTGATGGTGCCGAGCATGCGCGGCTTCGTCGGCGCGGCGGCGCCGATCCAGTTCAGCTTTGTTGACCCCGCGCCGGTTCCTTCAAGTCAGTACGCTGTGGTGTCTTCGCCGGTGCTGAACGTCCCGCTGGGCGGGGCGGTGGCGACGATCAGCAGTAGTAATGGGATATCCCCCTACTATGTGTCGCTTGACGGGGTCAATTGGCTTAGTTCTGTCACGGTCCCGGTTGGCGGTACCATCTACGCGCTGGGCTATGCCCCATCAGTCAATGCATTTGGGGCCTACACCTACACGGTGACGATCGGCACTGTGAGTCGCGACTTTCACGTGTCCACTTCCCAAAGCGGCGGCGGCTAACAAAGGCAAGCGGCGATGCCCATCCAGATCAACAACCAAATACTTGAACTGGATGGCATCCAAAGTATCCTTGTGAGTGACATTCAGCCCGACACTGACACCGATTACTTCGTTCGTATTCTCACCTTCTTTACTGATCCAGTGACCGCGCTCAATCGCTCGCCGATCCTGACACTGAGACTCCTTGGTGGCAGCCAATCCACCAACGACAGATCTGAATTAGAAATCCAGACCCCGTCGCTGGAGTTCTGATAGCTCACCGAGCCTCCCTGGACCTGGTCCACTATCCCTCACAGGTCCCACCTGGCCGACAGCTCGCGCTGTCGGCCTTTTTGTTTCCCGCACCGAAGGAGCAGCAACAATGTCCCAGCCGTATTTTGGCCTGCAGTTTATCCAGGTCGACGACCAGCCAATTCCGGTGCTGGGTGCCAACATGGATGTCATCGGCATTATCGGGCCATGCTCGACTGCCGATCTCACGGTGTTTCCCCTCAACACGCCGACGCTCGTCTACTCGAACGATACCAATACGCTACAATCGCTTGGGGCTGACGGATACATCCAAGATGCCATCAACGGCATCAATGCGCAGTTGGCTGACTTCCAAGTCGCGGCGCAGCTGGTGATCGTCATCACGCCGTATGGAACGGCGGCGGACCTCAACATCAAAACGCAGCAGACGATTGCCAACATCATGGGCAACTCGGTGCTGCGTACAGGCGTGTGGGCATTCACCACTGCGGCCAACATGTTGTACTGCACGCCGCGTCTTATCATCGCTCCTGGCTACACTGGGCAGATGGCCAACAGCTTGAACACGCTGTTCGTCAACACGGTCGGCATCGGCTACGTCCCCAATGGAAACTATCAGATCCAGTTTGCGCCAGGCCCGGGTGAACTCAATGGCGCCACGCTGGTTCTTCCCACTGCGCATGCGGTCGCTGAAGCTGACGGCTCAATCCACGAACGAGACATCTTTATCGATGCATGGGGCGCTTGGTTTACGTCAGCCCCGGCTGCGACCATCGTGCCGCCCGACGGGCCGCCGGTCCTCGCGCAACATGCTTCGGGCAGCATGATCTTCAACCAGAACCCCGGCATCGGGTCAACCATATTGCTCGGCGGAACGACGGTGACATTTGTCTCCGGCGCGCCGACCGGCAATCAGGTGCAGATCGGGGGCAATCTCTCAGTCACGCTGACCAATTTGCTGACGATGCTCAATGCCAGCAATGACACCAATATCAAGCTGTGCCAGCCGTATACGACGAGCACCAACCAGCTGCTGATCATCGCGACTGCTGCGGGAGCAGCGGGCAATGGCTTTACGTTGGGCGGGACGGTCACTGGGCTATCGATCTCTGGGCCGACTCTGACGGGCGGTCAAAATGCAATGGTCTCGACTCAGTGCACACTGACGTCCACCGTGGCGCTTGGTGCCAACCCGGTCTGCGCCTCTCTGGGCGGCGGCGTGCTCGACAATCTGATCGGCATGGCCATCGTCGAGAGCGCTGGCACCAGTCAGATCGCCGATGAGAATTGGCGGACGACCATGAACAATCAACGGGTCATCGCCGTCAGCGGTGGTGTGAAGATCCAGGACCCGGTGTCAGGCAACATCATCGTGATGCCACGGGCAGGTCGTGAGGCCGGGCTCGCTGTGGCGCGCGACTTTGCTACTGGCGCGCCGTTCCACTCCTGGGCCAATCAACCCATCCAAGGCATCGTCGGACCCGCCCGCACGGTCGAGTTCTCACTGACTGATCCGGCCTGCGAGGGCCAGCAACTGCTTGCCGCCAATATCGGCATCATCGCCCGCGGATTGATTGGTGTTGAAACGGCGATCAGTTCGGGTGGGTTTGTAAGTATAACCCTTGATAATACAGGTGATGATCCCTTATGGATCATGATAAATGTCAAAAGAGGTAGAGATTTCATACACTTAAGTCTCATGCCGGTTTTACGGACCTACCTTGGGCGCTCCAACATTGATCGGCAGACGATCACAAACGTCATCACCACGATCAATGCCTTCCTGTTCAATCTCAAGGCGCGCCAGCAGATCATCGACGGCAAGGCGTCCTTCAACGGCAGCTTCAACACGGCCGACCAGATCCGGCTCGGACACCTGACGGTCGGGTTCGCCGCCGAAGAGGCACCGGTGCTGAAGCTGATCACCACCATGAGCGCTCGATACAAGCCGGCCATCGATCAGATGGTTTCGCAGCTCGAGCAGCAACTGAATATCTCGGCCTAGCGCCTAAACAAAACACACCGTTTCCGAAACCCGGCCCACGCGCCGGGTTTTTTGTTGCCCGCAGTCAAGGAGAAAACTATGGCCAATCCCGTCTGGACCCTCGAGGACGCTAACATGTTCTGTGGTGTCGGCCCCACCGACAACACGGCCAGCAACCACTTGGTGCTGACCGAAGTAAAGCTTCCTGGCCTCGACATGCAGTATGTCGATCATCGTGGTGGTGGCGCGCCGGTCGCCATCGAAGTCAGCACGGTGATTGCCCGGCTTGAATGCACGTTCGTGTGCGTCGGCTTCCAACCGCAGATCTATCAATTGATTGGCAGTTGGACCAGCAGCATGAACTGGTTCTGGATCTACGGTGTGATCCGCGATCAGGGGACCGGCGAGGCGGCGCAGGTCGCGGCGGCACTTCAGGGTCAGCTTGGCCGTGCCGACCCGCAGAACTATCGGCGCGGCGATCTGATGCATACGAACTATGCCATTCGGGCCATCCAGCACTATGAACTGAACATTGCTGGGGCAAACATCTATCTCTGGGACTACCAGACAAACACGAGGATCATCGGCAATATCGACCAGAACCAAGTCATCAACAACTTCCTCAACACTGCGGCGGTTACGGCGGCCCCGGCGATCACGACCGTGTTCCCGTTCCAGCCTGGGCAATAAGCTAGATGTCGACAGCCGCTTGGGCGATGCGCCGCGACGGGACGTTCGTCGTCGAGCTTTACACCCCGCTCAAATACCAAGGTCGCGAGGTGGATCACATCATCATCCAAGCACCGCGCTACGAGCACACCATACGCTGGAACCGCGTGGAGATTCCGTCTGGCTTTGCCTTGCTGGCAGAACTCTCCGGCTTGCCGGAGCGGTTACTGCGGCAGGTGGTCAGCCCCGATATCGAACGCATCACCGTCGCATTGTTCTCGCAGGCGAAGTTTGCGCAAGCGGATGTGTTTGAGGGCAAGCGTCCGCTCGCCACGCCGGATGAACAGTTGCCAGAACAGGAAACCGAGACCCGATTGGTGGATCAGATTGATCCGCGATTTCCGCATGTGGAGGGACCGGTAAAGCGATTTCAGACGCCACCGGTCACGCAGGTTCCCGGCGCGCAAGCGCCAGCCCCACAAGCGGCGCCGTTCCAGTCGGATGACAATCTCGACCTCGGCCTTGCTGGGCCAGAGGCCATGAAGGCGGTGAGGTAATGGACGAGATCGTTGCCAGCGCGCAAGTTGTTTTAGAGGGCGTTGATAAAATCACGCCAGCCGCGAGCACGAGCGTGGAAGCGCTCAAAAAGCTGGCTGCAACTGGCGCCGATGTGCAACGGCAGCTTTTGCAGGCGGTGAACGCCACGACCGGGGGATTTAAAACAGGAACTCAGGGGGTTCAACAATTTACGCAAGCGGCTGGGAATGTGCCGCCTGTACTTAACACTGTTAACCAGGCGGCTACCCAGCTCCAAAAGCAATTGCAGAGGACGTTCTCGGTCTACGCGATCGAGGAGTTTATACGCCGCTCCTATGTTGCGTCTGTCGATGTCGAGACCAATATGCGCCGCATTCAGACGGCGGTTGGTGGAACGAATCAGGAAATCGAGGGGCTAAAA